AGTTTGGAACCCAGTTGCTGGGTCGCGAGCATGAAATTATCGCCATACATTAGGCGTTGGTGCGCTTCTACGCGCTGGTCAAAGGACATTGGCCCCTCCTGAAAAACAAAGTTGAATTGAGTTTTTCGAAGGGGATACCCGGCTGCTATGCTCCGGACCCGCTCTGACCGTTACGCGATCTACTCGGCAGTCTACTTCCTGCGGCCACCCGGACGCGAGCTTGCGCAGCGATCCCCGGTACGCCCACCCGACTCCGAAAATGACAATTTGTCAAGAAAAAAGATAAAGGCCCCACAAGGTGATGTGAGGCCTTACTAGGTTTGGTGCGTGCTTTGGGGTTAAACCAACTCGATAACACCCCAGTCATCAGCAAGCATATCTGTTTGGCTGGCTAACCATGGCACGAGCTGATTGTCTGCCGTTTTCATATAGATATACGGCAGTGTCATCTTGCTATTCTCATCTGGCACCTGAAGGTCAAGCCACATACCTTTGCCATTCCATCCGGTGCGCGCAACACGCCGGCCACTCTTCAAGTGTTCTAACGCTTGGCCAAAATTCAACATTGGTTCCATGGTCTCAATCTCCTACGAAATTGGCTTTGACGCCCCACATTGCAGCCTGCTCATAATTTGTCAGGGCAATGGAACGATGCCGGTTGGAAGGGACGTTTTCTTCAATAAACGCCATAAGATCATCGGTGCGCTGTTTGATTTCAGCAACGACACCGGATCCGCTCGGATTAAAGTCCTTCAGTGTTGGGCTTGGACTATCACTCATAATTCTCTCCTAAGTTCAAAATTTAGATTTCTAACAACCGGCGATCAGGCGCCGGCTGCAATTTTGTAAAGTGCGTCGCGCTGGGGTTTCAGTCGCGCCATCTCGGCCTTGTTGCCAGTTGCCGACGCCTTGCCAAAAGCACCATCCGGCGCGTTCATGGCTGCCAACTCGGCCCGGGCTTCAGCCGGTGTGCTGCCCAGATTTGTGCTGCCAGCGTTTGCGATCAGCGTATCTTCCCCCATCATATCGCCGATCGCCGCAAACATCTTGATGATGCCTGCGTCCCCGATTTTGGGTTTCATCGCCATGGAAAGCGACTGCAAACCTTCAGTATCAAGGCCGGCCTTTTCACCAATCGCCTGCGCGGCCCGTTGCGCCATTGCAATTTTCGCACCCGTCTGCTGACCCCAGTCAGTTTCCAGCGAGGACATCATTTCTTTATTTGATGCCTGCAGATCGTTGTCGGCCGATGTCATCAAACCGCCGACTTTGTCCGCGTAAGCTTTTGTAAAGCGGTTCAATGCAGCTGGTGAAACCCCCTCCTCAAATGCGATTTCGCGCGCAGCGCTTTCGAACTCGCTGTCCCACTCCACGCCTTCCGGCATTTCAGGTTTTTCGATCTCGTACCCATCCGCCGCCTCTGGAAGCCCGAACATCTCGGCATTGGCGCGCATGAACTCGGCAGATGTCTGCCCTTCAGCCGGGCGATCCATCATGCTTTCCGCAGGCTTGCCAAGACGGCGTTCAGCCCCCTGCCATCCCTTCAGGGTTTTTTGGAAAACTTCGTCGCGATCCTCGATCGTCAGGCCTTTCTTGGTCAGGAAATCACGGTCTTCCTGCTTGAATGCATCACCGTCCCACCATTGTTTGCCGTCGCCACCATCACCACCGTCACCGCCAGCCGCGGCCGCCGCAGCAGCTGCAGCTGCAGCATCGTCGCCGCCATCACCACCGCCATCGCCGCCATCGCCGCCACCGTCTGGCGCGCGCAGGATTTCCTTCAACCACATATTCTTAATCAACATCATCACTCTCCATCATTTGCAGAAACTCTGCCTGGTTAATTGACATCATGGCCAACAGATCGATGGCCAAATCTCGCCGGCCCTGCTCGTAGGCCAGCTGGATATCGTTGGCGGCCAAACGGCCAACCGTATCTACCGGGGCAAGTGCAAGCACACGCCCCATGTGAATTACATCGACAGCAAGGTCCGGATCCCGCTGCTGCGCCATAGCCCAGCGGGCTGCACGACGCCGCGCAGCTTTTCTGCTGGCGGGATCTTTGGCGTGCCTGAAAGCTAGACCTATGCGTTCAAAAGCTCTCACGCGACCGCACCTGCTGCCTGGGCCTGCGCCATATCCTTCATCACACCGCCACCAGCTTGCGCCATTTCCATCGCCTGTTGGTTTTGCTCTTGTTGCGCACGCTGCTCACCGATTTTGTCGGCAGCTTCGCGCGACAGCAGAACGCGGCTCGGAACACCGCGCGCCTCGTGCAGGGTTTCGACAAGGTCATCAGCACTAAGGCGATCCATCAGGCGTGGTTTGATCTGCGCAAGAGGCGCTAGATCATTTACCAACCGGATTACTGAAGCGCCTTCAGCTGATCGCTGGGCTTGGGCGGCCGCACTTTCGTAACGCGCCTCAAGCCCGACACCTTCTTTCAGTTCAGGTGGTGGTGGTGGCAGTTGGCCGGCCCGCCACAAAAGGTTAAACCGGCGCGCGATTTTCGGGGCCAGATATTCCTCCTGGACGCGGCCCATATGCGGTGCCATCAGGCGCATATTTGCCTCTTGGCGATCAAGGGCTTCCAGATCGGTAATGCCGGTACGCCCCGCCAGGTTCATCAACGACCAATGGAATGCATCGCGAATATCTTCCATTTTCCGATCCGCCATCTCTATCGTCAGACCGGTTCCGCCATAATTATCGAGCGAGTGGATCATCTTTTGACCTTGAAAATTCACTCCGCCATAAAGCACTTCGCCAGGTCGCACGACGCCGTCGATCGGCATTGCTTCGCGGTCTGGCGCCAACAGCGTCGGATCGGCAGCTTTCATCGCTGCGCGCAGATTTGTTTCTTCCATTCGATTGACAACACGCGCTGAAGGCAGGGCCGTTGATCCGGGGCCACGACCATAAATCTGCCCTGTATCCACTTCCCACCGCGGCGCATGGAACGGCATTTCGTCATAGCCACTGTTGCGCACCACTGCGCGACCTTCAGCACACACATAAAGCGAGGCCCACAGCTTACCACCCGGCCCGATACGCCCTTTTTGCCAGTCCATGTTTTTTTGCACATGGTGAAAGAAATCCAGCTTGTCGCGCGACCCCTTGATCGCCATGTCCTGAACTTTCTTGGGCAGGTTATCGAGGCCAAACATATCTACAGCTGCACGGGCCGTGATTTTGAATTTTCGGACAACTTCGACAACGCGCCCGAAAGCGTCGATATCGTATACAACTTCAGCCAGCGACAAAGTGACATCGAGTATCTTGCCCTCCCCATCCCGAACCTCGTCATATTGCGCGCCATTGCCAAACGTTGACAAATCCCCGAACATCTGGATAGCGCTGGAGTAGAACGAGGAAATAGACGGCCTGAAGCTCGCCAGTATCCGGTCGCTCACAATATTCTGCCAAAGTTTCACCGAATGAAACTCCGCCAGCTCCGGATCAGATACCGCAACCGACATCCAGCGGTTGGCCGGGTTGGTCATCGTTCCATAAAGTCCGGATGCAAAATTGGACTGTGCAATCATGGGCGCTGAACTTAGGGCCTTTTCATTGCGCGCAGCGCCGGGATCAGCCGAGACGAACCCCCCGCGTTGCGGGCGAATAAGTCGCGACATTTCCTCCCAATCACTCTCGAAGTGCGCACGATCCCGTTTAAGCTCATCCCAACGCGCGATCGCCTCGTCCGCGCGCGGATCCTCTTCGATCAAGATGGTCTCGTGTTTCATATCAGATGCCTCCCAATGTGGTAGTGGACGCACCCGAAGGAATGCCGACTGGTGATGTCAGGATGTTACCTGCGGCCCCGGCACGTGATCGACGCAACCGGGCTTCGTAATCACCCTGACGCTGCGCGCTGATATTGTTGCCCGCCGGAATGATCGGGGCGGAAAATTCGGGCTTTTTGTTGAAAATGCACATTCTACTCTCCTACTCGTTTGGTTCTGTGATGGGATTTGGGTTGATCCAGGCGAATTGGCGAAGGCGGACATTGCCGCCCTCCCCAAATCCGTCAAGATCGCCTTCATGCTTGAAGCCTATGGCTTCCAGCAGGTTCGCCGCGCTCGGGTGGTCTGCCCAGCATCGCGCTTCGATCCTGTTCAGTTTGTGATTTAGTGCAAAGCCCGGCAGCTCCTGTCGTACTGTCAGCAGGAACCGCACCAGCTCATCGTGAAATTCCACGTGGTTACAGGCCAGCATTGCACCTTGGCCGATGTGGGGAACGCCAGTCGCAGCAACACCTAGCACCACAAACGGCACCCAGCGATTTCTACGCCGTGCAACCGCAACAATCGAAGCCGCACGAAAGGCGTTAACCGCCCGCCAGTCAGCCCAAAGGGCCAACGGCGAGGTGGCGCGACCCCGCATCATATGCACTTCAAGCGCATCGTTGACGTCAAGGTTGCGCATCACCTGAAGCGCAAGATCGTCGTCAAAACTGCGAACCTCGATTTCGGCGCGGGCCATTGGTTACCCCTGCTTTGCGATACGGCGGGCGGCATTGGACCAGTTTTTCAGCGCAAGTCTGAACCCCGAAGCCCCGGTCGCTTTGATCCCGTAGATCTGCACGCTATGCACTGGCGGCTTGTCGCTGAATTTCGCCTTTTGGTTTTTCTTCAGTCTCTCGATAAGGGCCATAAGATCACCGTCAACATTCGCGTCGATGTATTTTGCAACCGTCAGCAAATCCTTTGGCGACTTAACTGCCTTCTTTTTTGCAGCGGCAGCAGCTTTTTTCTTTGCAGCGGCAGCAGCTTTTTTTTCAGCCTCATCTTTGGCTTCATCAGTTTCTTTGGTCATCGATCTACCTTCCGTAGGGGTTCAGGACATCAAATCCGGTCTTTAGGCCGCGCGAAATCGCAGGCCCACCGTTGTGTCCAATCATTCGGGACGGCGCAGACCGCCCGAAACTTACCGGGCTGGAACCGTCCTGCTTTACTTCGGAAAGCAGCAGGTATTGCAGTCCATCCATCACGTTTGCCTCGACCTTCGTTTTGTCGGGCACTTTGCGCTTGTCACCTGATTGATTGATTTCGTCAGTCCAGACGTAGCGGGCCTCAAAGCCGGCAATCAGTGGCCTGCAGTCCGGATCGATCAGCAGACAAGGTTCGCCGCTATGCAAATTCTCCAATGTCGCCCGCACGGCCTCCAGCCGCGGTTGAATTCTGTTCGATCCAATACGTTGTGGCTTGACGATAAATCCGGCGGTTTTGCCAACCAGCATATTCCATGTGGCGTTTTCATCCGCCGCTTGACTGGCACCATGCTCGCCAGCCATGTCGCCCCACGCGCCTTCAACTTGCATGCCTGGGAAGCGGTCATCGAGAAAATCCCGTAACCGCTCACCAAACACCTTTGCCAGCAAACGCTCTTTGGGAAACATCATCGTGGCCAAAATCACCCACTGGCCATTCCCGAGATACTGACCAATCACCGCGGCCCCCAAAAAACCCTGATCCAGCCCAATTCGCAAACCGATCGACGGGTTTGGCTGGATGGTCGTTTCCGACACGTGAACACGCCGGTTGAACTCGCGTGAAAACACGGGTTCCCCGACCTTCAGGAAAACCGTTTTGTTGTAAACGAGCCGATCAACCATATCGCCGCGACCGGCCAGCTTCATGGTCGCGATCTGGGTTTGGTAATAGGTTGCAGGCAGATTGATCAGATTTTCGCAGCTCGTTTCGCCAAACCCCGGCTGGCGATGGAACGCGATATTGATCGGATTGGCACCCTTGGGCAGCGCACGGTTCATCTCCGTTATTGCCGCCTTGCGCTTTTCGTCATCATAGAAAAACTCGAAACACCAGTTTTCCTCATCCGGAGCGTTAAAATCGCCGACGAGCTGACCATAATCCCGGTACTCGGCCGGATATCCGGTGAAATGCTCCTGATCCGGATGCCTCTTGATACGGGTAATGCCGTTCAACAGCACATCTTTTGGGTTGGTATCCATTTCGTGCAGCCAGATATCGGTAGCCTGATATCCGCGCATCGCCGCGATAATGTCATCACCAAAGGCCATAAACTCGACCACGAACTCGATATCGCCGTGCGCATCGTCAAAATGCATCACAAAGTTAACCGGACCACCGCGACCGCCAGACCATTCGCCCAATGCTTTGGGATAAACCTTCAAGAAATCGGGGATCGTTGTTGACCACAGCTGGCGATAGGTAGCGCGGATCACCAACAGCTTGTAACGCCGTTTCCCATCAATCACAGACCGTGGCATTTGCACGGCACGTCGCAGTCGCGATTTCAAAAGGGTCGTTGTTTTTCCCGAACCAACCGGCCCGTTAAATCCGACGACTGCACTGTCATCGAGGTAAGCCGCTTCGGCCACGACACCCGGAAACGTAAATTCTGCAATATCCGGCTTGTCAGTCGCAATTTCTCCGGTTACGGTTTCCAGACCCTCAACGGGGGAAAAATTCCGATAGTCTGCTTCAGTAAGAGATTGAACAGATCCCCCTGACCCCATATCGGCAGCAGCCCGCACCCCCCAACCCCAACCAGACATTCCAACCATCGCGCTCATTGGCCACCTCCGGTCGTTTCCAAAATCATGGATGGCCTCTGTGAGAGGGGCATGTGATCTATGGCATGGGAGGCCCCCCCCCTGGTCAACGCGTTTGCGATCGAGGTGATCACGATCGGCTGGGGACTGGTGATGATCCGACTAACCGCCTGATTTCTAATCAGTTGGTCGCGCAGGGAATAACCGTTGTTTTTCAGTGGGTTAGTCATTCCGTCCGACTACCTCCGTCCGACTGGATGGTATCAGAATTTTTAACGCCTTGTTTTTGCTGCATATTTTCCGGCATCGGTGGCGGTGCGAATTCCGCATTCGACGATCCGTTCACGACCTTGGCGCTGTCACCAGGCACAACCGGCGCGCCCGATCCGGGCATGACGATCGTGGTCGATTGGATGTTGGTCGTGGTGTCAGGCGTCACCTTGCCCAAACCGTAGGGCAATAACGCCTCCAGCGCCTTGATCTGTGACTTGTAGATCTCGACAAACGTCGACAGCCGAACCGTGCCGGACGCTTTCCAGTCCGTTTTCGCATTCTTCTTGCCCACCTGCGCCGCACCATCCGTTGCCCAGGCAAGCACGCGTTCGGCGCGGGCCATGGCTGTGACCAGTACATCCTCGCGACTGGAGAGACCGGCGATCTCTGCCAGCACATCTTCAGGCATCCGAAATCCCTTGGCCGCCAGCATCTCGCGCAGCTTCGCATCGGTTTTGTTCTTCGACCCCTTCGGTCTTCCTGGTGCGCGTGGCTCTGCCGGCACCATCTGCCCGCCTTCACCATCGGTATCGGGAAGGAACGTCAACTGCTCGCCAAGTGCGCGCGCCTGATCAATCCGTTCAGCTGCAACAGCGGCTTGTTCCTGAAACTTGGATTGTTTCATGCCATATTCCCCCTATAAACAATTGTTTTCAAAGGGTTAGGTGGAATTGAGGGCACAGACAGAGGCAAACGGTGCAACGGTTTCAGGCATGTTGCACAAACCGTTGCACTAAATGTTGCACTTAAATACTTATATATATCAATAAGATAAGTGTAGTAGTGCAACGGTGCAACGGTGCAACGCACACTCGCGCGCGTGGGCACGGCCGCATGTGCGCCCGCATACGGGGAAGTGCTACAGATTACGTTGCACCGTTGCACTAGGTGGTTAAGTCTTTGTTTTAACACAATAAACGGTGCAACATTTGGTGCAACATTTGGTGCAACGCTTTCAAACCGTTGCACCCCTAACCCATGGCGTGCAAACGCAACCTTTACGCGAAATACGCAAAGGCAACCCTCGGCTTTTTGCGTATTTTGGCTTCCGTCCACGGGTCTGGGTGCGGGTTGCGGATGGCAGGCTTGGGGTGTGGGGTTCAAGGTCATATCAACTCACGCGAAATCGTCTAGAGGATTAGGTTTATCAGGGGAATGCGGGGCTTGCGGAGGCTGCGCCTCCTCCAGCACTTCGTCATCGCCAAAAAGATTGGGGATGGATTTAAGGGGGAACTTGCGGGTTCTGGAACCCACCATATCAAAGCGCAGCATGCCCGTGGCAGTTGAGCCGGGGATACGCTTGGTGGCCTGCGCCCAGACGCCACGAAGGCCAGCGGAGGCGTACCAGTGGCTGTCTCTGAACAGGTCCGACAATCCGGGGTGCGCGTTCGCGATCGCCAGCTGGGCGCTTTCGCCCTTGCCGTAAACCCGCATTCCAACACTGGAAAGTGCGCGTTCAGCCTTTTTCTGGTCAATTTCGTCTTCAAGACCTGCCGCACCAAGGATCCAGCGGCCAACAGTCAGCTTCTCGCCTGATCGGAACACGTCGAGCGTCTGACCAAACAAATGGTTCATACAACGCTGCCAGTCCGTTGACTGATCGGTTTGCTCCTCGATCACGGCCGCGCTTAGCTTGGCTGCCCACGCTGTGACGCGCGCTTGATCGGGGATCCCGTCATGCATGGCCAGATCAGCCATGGTCAACAACGTGCCAAACTGGTCGCAACCCCGCGCGTTATGCCCGGCAATCGAGAGGGCCTGTCGATACAACTCCAGCGTCTCGTGCAGGCGCGGCCATCCATCGAGGATCCGCGTACGCAAACCACGGCCGATCTTCAGCCATTGCTTCTGCTCGATCACAGGCGGCGTCTGCCCCTGCTTCAGCGGCAACATCTCCAGCAGCGCGATCCGGCTAATGTCCTGATCCAGCAGTGCCGGCACAAGAATGGACGAAAACACGAATGACGATCGGGCACGGAATTCCTGCCCCTTATGGTCAGCACCACCACGCAGCACAACGCCACCCGAAGCAGCTTGACGTGCCAGCTTGACGACCGACAGAACCTTGCGGTTATCTGCCTCCGCCTCGACCTCGTCGAGGGCGACGGGAATGGTCGATTGCATCAGGAACTGGCGAACCGAGGCTTCCGTGGCATCGGTTGACTGAAGGATTGCCCCTTCGCCACCCATCACATAACGGATCAGCTTTTGCAGGGTCGACTTACCCGTACCGGCATCACCCGTGAACCACAGTAATGGGCGCCAATCCATGGCGCCACCAAACATCGCACCGCATATCCAGCCTAAAACCAGATAGGCATCGATGTCACCGCGCATCCAGTTCCAGGTGGCGAGCATTTCCTGCAGCTCGTAGCCCGGACTACCTTCACCACCATCGACAGCTTCTTCGAGTGGCCGCGGGGTACGGGGTGCGGACGGGTAAACATACCCGTCAATTTCCCCCGGGGCTTTCCACCGGCCCTTGTAAAGGATCGCATCACCACAATGCAGCGAAGCTCCGCCCTCGCCGTCCGGCCAGGCACCAAGCCCGCGGACCTTTTCGAACGCGTTCCAGACACCCTTGTCGGTGCAAGCGCGGGTCATGGCTGTGGCGGTATCTTCTTGCGCCCATCCAGATACATCGCCGCCCTTGTTGTATTGCGGAAATTCGTTCATCAATATCTCGGACCGACCGCCGAATATTCCACGCATTCGGTCTTTGGTGTGGTTCGTTACTGGTGCCAGCTGCCCGAGGTAATCGAGATAGAAAAACGTATCTCCGTAAACGCCAAGGGCAACCACGGGGCAGTTCGGGAATATATCACCGGGTTTGGGGGTGCAGCTGCCCTCTTGGAACGGCTTCTGATCCTGCCCTTGATCCTGCGGGTCTTCAGGTGTTGCCGGCGTCGGGTTTTCCAACTCACCTTGCAATACCTTTAGGTCCGGCTTGCGGGTTTTATCGTCAGGCTGGCTGGTCATCGGTAATACCTCAACCACTCGTAAATTTTGAATAGAATAACGAAAGGCCAAAAGACAGCGACGAAGGAAATCTCCAGAATTCCGTCACGAGAATAATTGTCGGTAGCAACATAAATTCCATATGCAACGAAGACGCCAAGGCCGCCTTTCCACCATATCTCGATGAATAACAAAGCAATATCTGCCATCACGAAAGCCGCCCCTTTAGCGCAAGACGTTCGGCCTGCCGACGTCTCTGGCGCGTCATGCGGCTACCATCGGGTAAGTGACCCCACTGGCGTGTGTGTTCGATAAATCGGACGCGCGCTCGCTCGACACCTTGCCTGGCAACTTCTGGCCAACCGGTCGGGATCTACCAAGATCTGATTGAGCGGATCCAACGCCTAGACCATAAATCAGGCCAAAAATGCTATTCCTCATGCCGCTCCATCCTCTTTCATTGCTGCCACCAAGGCCTCGTTTAGATCTTTACCGCCATACTCGTTGCGCCACACATCCACCTTGCGCCCTTCACGGGCAAAGCGGCTGCAGGCCATATCGATCTGGCGGGATTGCTCGGGGTGCGGGTCATTATCCGCAACGATCGTCACATGTGAAATCGAGGCTGGCAGTAACATCTCGCGGATGTTGCCCAACGTTGTCGCCACAAGCACCCGTGCTTCAGGCTTCAGCACCGCAACGCTCAATCCGTCCTCGATGCCCTCGGTGATATAAACGCGGGATCCGGCCGTCGCTTTTGACAAAGGCGCACCTTTGCCACCGCGCGGACCAATGCCAGCCCAAAGCCGGATATATCCGCCCTTTAGCTGGCCATAACTTTTCTTTGGATTGGGCACGTCAGCCTTACCCCAACTGCCATCTTCCCGCCGCGACAACCAGGTGCGATGCACGCCCCAGAACGCAGGCTTTCCGCCACCCTCGATCGCAGGGCCGTAAATCGCGGTAACCATCGCCGGCCAATTGCCTTCAACGATCTCGCCGGTTTCTTTATCCGTGTGGCTGTAAGGCAGCGCATCGTGAAACCGGATTGAATGTGGCGTGCGCCCCAGTCGCTCGATCCCGATCGCACGGCCGGACAGATATTTCGCCACCGGCGTATCAATGATCCGCTCGTCCGATCGCAAATACATACCCTGCGCATTCCTGCTTTTCTTCGTCTTATTGGCAATTGCGGCCTTGGCATCAATTTCCTGCTGATCCTTGGCACGCTTGGCTTGCCGCGCGCGAAGGGCTGCTTGCGTCGGCGTTTCCTCGTCCATACCCAAAAACGCGCGCGCTTCGGTTAATGCATCGCGCCGATCGAGGTTCAAAACCTTCTGGATCAAATCCAGCATATCGCCATGCTCGCCACTGGAATGATCCATGAACCGGCCAGCATGGCTACCCGACAAGTTCACATAAAACGACCCAATCCGCTTATCCTGACGCCACGGACACAAGGCCCAGTATTTGCCAGTATCAACGTGCCCTCCAGGTGCATAGCGCTGCGCCACGTCCAATGGACGGGCCTGCAACGCATCTACAATTTCCTGAAAGGTCGGGAAGCTCATTGTGCGGCAACCTCTGCGGCTCGCTCGGCCCGCCAACACAACACCTGCAAATCTTTGACCAGCTGCTCTTGCGCACCAAGTACGCGGCGATTTGGCCCGATCAACCCGTTGAAGCGATCGACACATTCCTGCTGTGTCCGCTCCAATACGATCGCGATGTCACTTTTTCCGGATCCGCTCGCAAACATACGAACCAGCTCCAGATCATCAAACACAGACCAGCTGCTGTCAGATGGTCCGGGGCGAATGATTGTCTGCCGGTGATCTTGCTCCGGCGCCATCGGTTTTTCGGGTTTTGCATTAGGGGTGGAAGCGCTCTTCCCCACGGGTTCGGCTTTAGCTAACGCCCCGTTCGTAATGCCCAGCTTGAATTTCGCTTGATAAATTGACTGAACCGCTCGCCCCAGCCGTTTTGCAATCTCGGCGGCAGGTTTTTGGGCTGCTGTCATCTCGCGCAGGATTGCAAAGTCTTCATCCGTCCAGGCCTTTAGCTTCCGTGGCCCGAAATCTTTCTTTGTCGCCACGGTTTTTTTGATCTTCAGTTTTGGCTTTGGCGGGTTCTTCAGAAACTTCGACACTTCATCCGGGTGCGGGGGTGCGGGTGGCTCGTCTGGCGTATCCGTAACAACTTCGCCCAAACCTGTGCGCAGTTCCTGCAAAACCTGCGCGTCGACCTTCGCGCTTTCACTTTCAGCCTTGGCGAAATCCATTCCCGTAACAACTTCTGGATCGCGATTGGCGACCTGTTTGAAAATTTCGAGAAGGTCTTTAACGCTTTCGCTAAACGCCTCCATATCGACACCCACCTCAAGCAACATCTCTGTGTCTACAACAAAATCGACAGGATCCGCCGGTGCTACATTACCTAGAATATCCTCGATGCCCGCCTTCACGCCTTGCAAGCGCGCGATCTCGACTTCAACCGTTTCCAGAACCGCCTCAAGCGGTGTTTCTACATCCAAATTCATGCTGCATTCTCCTGACTTGTCCGGAACGCATCGAGGGCCAGCGCGTGCCGCCAACGAAATAGCGCGCAAAGCGCGGTACTCGCCTCGAACTTCGCACGAACCCATTCCGCGTTTCCGGCTTTCAAATAATCCCCATGCGCCGCTTCCAGATCGTCGCAAGCCTTGGCCAAACGACCAACCATCGGAAATTCCCGACTGGTAAACAGCAACACCTCCCGCAGGGTGGCGATATCGTCTGCGATCATGTTCCGATCGGAAACGGTATCGACCACCAGCCGGGCGGCGGCGTTGATCATCACCTGATCTGCAAGCGAAAGGCGAAACGGTTTATCCATTGGCACCTCCGGCATTTTTATAATGCTCGACGCATTCGCCCTCGATGGTCTCGAAGGTTAGCTCCAGCTGCTGCGCCGTGAACGACATCTCGACACCTGTTGAAGTTACAAAATCGAGGAATATCTGACCGGCTTCCAGCTGGTGTGCGCGGCTATCCCCGACAAACGCCAGCACTGCATCGCAAAGGACATCATCATCGCGACAATGGAACATCACCGCCTCCAGCAAGCCCATACGGTGCTTGTCTTTCAGCTGGCCGGATTTCGCGGCCAACGCACAATGCAATGCCCGAAGGCCAACAGCTATGCGCGGCTCGAAACTCATGCGGCCACCCCCGACGGGTACGGGTTACGACGCCGAAATGTAGGGTAACGGCAAAAACTAATAAAATCGGGGGTGGCTACAAATCCGGCCGGCGGGGACAGTGCCGCCCGGATATTCGAATAAAAAGGCCCGCGTGAACGTAAACGTAACACGCGGACAGTTGACCATTGGCGACCCGAAAACGCGAGGCTAGTAGCGCCACGGGTCTGGCCCAACAGGGAGGTAATACTGGTTATTCGGGTGGAACTTTGCTTCCGGCCAGAAACTGGCGAACCGATAATTCGACTGCCGTCACCTGTTCTTCGCGAATTTGAAGCGCTGACACCCGGTGTTCGTGGAGTTGAAGCAACGCCATTTGCGTTGTGTAATGCATAATCAGTCCCGCTACGAACGCGGGCTTGTCCTGGTCGTGCGTGTGTGTGTACTCTCGCTGCAATGCCTCGGCGATATCCGCCGGATCGCGCGAATTCTTCAAGATACGCTTGATCACCACATTGTAAGGAGGAATTGGATTGTCTGCATTTGCCATGGATTGCCCTCATTGTTTTTCTGACCGAGCCGCGTTTGAAGTTAGATCGAGCTACAGACAGCGCGATGTAGACAATCGCGTAAATTGCCTTTGCCAATGCGGTGTTTGCGGAAATATCGTCATGGTGGAGCTGCACTCCAATACGGTCCCGATACGTTACGAACCGGAAAACGATCACAATATTAACACCGGTGGTGACTTCAGTATTATTGCCAGCTACCCGCAGAAGCCCATACCGCAAATCGCCCAATACATTCCCGAAAACGTCGAACGCACACTTAATTCGGCAGAAGCGGCCTACCTTGGAAAAATCTACGATGGCGCGGCTGGCCTTTACCGAAAAGCAATGGAGCGCGCCCTTAAAGGCATTACCGAAGAAAAAGGCATGCTTGCCGCGCAAATCAAAAAATGCAGCGAGAACGGGCTTATCCCGACCGCTATGGCTGAATGGCTGGACCACGTTCGCCTGTACGGCAACGACGCCATCCACGAAGAAGATTTCGAACCAACCAAAGAAGAAGTCGAGGACGCCCGCGAATTCGCGCATCTGTTCCTGGTCTACACCTTCACCATGCCGGAAAAAGTCCGGCTGGCCTCGATCAAACGAGATGGCGACGACGCGCTCAACAACTAAACCCTGCCCCATCATGCCGCCACCTGCTCGGCCAGCAACTTTTCCAGCTCGACCTCGTCCAGCCCGAAAATCAGGTGTTCCGCTTCAAGCGGCACGCCTTTTTCGCGGGCGATCACCATCAGCTGGCGCATAACTGTGCCCGACGGGAAATCCCCCGCCGCGCGGTATTGCGACCCGCGACGCCACACATAGGGCGCCTTTGGATGCAACCCAAGGTGCGAACC